AGAATGAGAAATATAACAGATTATTTAAAAGTATTTAGGAATATAAATAAGGGACCACGAATCACGGCCCAGGAACCACGAACCATGGCTCAGGAACCACGAACTGGTTTTAAAGATGGAAATGGTGTCTATGACGAAAAAAAATTGTTAGGTAAAAGAGTTGCAGAATTAATGGACGAGGGCTATGAGTTTGGTGAAGCTGTTAGACAAGCAATGAAAGAAGGTTATGCTGAAGGTGGACGGATCGGGTTTGCTACAGGCAGTCCAGGAGCTGATATGCAGGAAATTCTTAATGCATATAAAGAATATAAAAGATCTCACCATAGAGGTAAACGCAGAAGTCCAATTATACCTTTTAGAAAATTCTTTGAGATATATGCAGAAGAAAACATGGCTGAAGGTGGCAGAGCTGGATACAACGATGGCCAACTAGTAACACCATCGGTTGATGGATCGAGACCTGGGTATCAGGGACCTGAAAAATACATTACACCAGCAAGAAGATCGGGAGCTGAAGGTTTTCAAGGTATAAAATTTATAAGTATAAAAGATCCAACATATTCAGATGGAAGAAAAAGAGTTAAAACTAAAGAGTATAAAGCTTGGTTAGAAAAAGAAATAGCAAAAGCAAAAAAACAACCTGGTTATGCTAGTAAAGGGTTTATTAGAAGAGAACCTGGATTGCTTAGAATTGCAGAAGCTATGCAACAAGCAGATATTACAGATAATTTTGAACATTTAATGGTAAATTCAAAAGATCAAAAGAAATTTGAAAAATATCACAAAAGAAAAATGAAAACTTATAAAAAAGGAATGCTCCAAGCTGGTGATATGGTTTATATAAATAATTTAGAAAAAAATTTTGATGATGTGATATTTATTGCTGATCAATTAGGAGAAAGTACTGATTGGGTTTTAGATAAACTAGACGAAAGAAATGAATTTAGAGATTTTGCTAAAACAGAAAAAGATATTATGAAAAAAGATTCTAAATACACAAAACCTAGAAACGACTATTTAAAAGTTGAAAATTGGGTACAAAAGAATGCTAAAAAATATTCTACTCCAGAATCTTTTGAAAAAGCACTTAGAAAAAGATTTGGTAATAAAAATCAATTTATCGTGGACATGGGATCTAATAAAACATTAACTAAAACTTATTTTAGTGATGGTTTTAAAAAAACAATGTTAAATGCAGATCCTGGAACTGGAGTTAAACCTCATCACTTAAAACAATTTATAAAAAGTTCACTTTATAATTTTAATCCTAAAATTAAGGCAAAAGTAACAGAAGAACTAAAAGGAATTTTTAACGCTGAAAATCTTCCAAAACTTAGAACAGAAGCACGAAAAATGATCCGTAATAATCCAACCTTAAAAATGTTTGGTATGGATAAAGGAATAACAGGACCTTTTCCGAAAGTAATTCAAGCAGAAATAGGAAAAGATCTTTGGATTGATTTAAAAAACTTTAGACATCCAAGAGTAGGTACAGCCGAAATGCTAAGAGCATTTAGTGATTTGGTCCCTTCTGAGTTTAAACCAATGTTTCAAGAAACTATTAAAGCAATAAATTATTCTAAAAATAACCAATGGCAAAAAGCAAAAGATACTTTTGGTATAGCTGACAATATTGCGTGGGATCATAAAGTTCCATCTTCTGTCATAGATAAAGGTTATGCTGATATTATCGAATATACAAAAGTAAATCCAACAACTGAACATTTTAACGAAAGAATTAAAAACGCTCAATTTGATTCAAAAATAAATAAACTTATTACTAAATATGAAGGTGTAAATACTTTAGATCAAAAAGTGGGGATAGTTAAAGAAATGAATAAGGTTAAATCTAACTTTAATGAAAAATATGGAAATTATTTAGGTGAAGTAGACATTAAACTTGATGAAAAAGGTAATCTTAGATTTTCTAGTTCTGCTAAACCATTAACTACAAAAATGGATAGAATAAAAATGTTACAAACAAGTTTGCAACAAGAAAAAGGAAAAGTTCCTAAAAATTGGAACAACGTTATTAATAATTCTAAAGCAAAAATCACGGCAAAAGCTTTGGAAAGTGCGGGTGTAACAGATATTTGCAGTACCCAACTAGTAAAGAAAGCGGGTGGTGGAAGAATAGGATTTGCTAAAAAAGTATGTGGAACGAAGTTTGCTGAACAGAACCCAGATGCTTTTATGAAACAAGCTGCTAATCATCCAGACGCAGCAAAGCTTTTTAAATCAGGCAACATAGCAAAACATTTAATGAAAGCAAAGAACTGGGCGAAAAGTAATATGGGCCCTGCAGGCTGGATTGGTGGAGAACTTTTAATTATGGGTCTTGGTGCAGTATGGGATAGGTCTCAAGGTAAAGGCTGGAAAGAAGCTTTGGATAATTGGACAGGTTTAGGAGGACATTTTGGTCAAGCAGAAAAAAGACTTAAGCAAATTGGTATAGAGCAAGGATATAGTGAACAAGAAATTAATGATGCTATGAAAATTGGACAGTTAATGGATTTGAGTACTGAACTAGAAGAAGACCAATTGAAATTGGACCAACTTTTAGAAGCGCAAGATATTGGAGGAACAGCAAGAGTAAAATATGATCCTAATTTAATAGGAGCTTACAAACCTCCACAAGGTCAATATCAGGATCCAAAAAGACTAAGAGATTTAAAAACAGAAGTACCAAAAATGTGGGAAAAAGGAACTGAGCTTTATGAATCTTTAAAAGATTATGGTTCATCAGTAGGTCTTTACGATGAACTGCAGCAAAAAAAGAAAAGAGAGGAATATGATAGAATGATGAAATTCAGAAGTACGCCAATGAATCTTGCCTATGGGCAACAGTTTCAAGTTTCTGGTGACCCACAATTTTCACCATGGGTGCCTGAGCAGTATGCAGGCGGCGGTATGGTAGGAATACGTAGACCAAGCGCTATTCCACCTGAATCAGGACCTCAATCACAAGGCTTGGCTTCTTTGAAAAAATATGGTAGTTATTACTAGGAGTATAAATGGCAGATATAGATAAATCGCTCCCGAATGTTAGACACGAAGTAAAAATTCCTGGTGCACAGGAAATGACTGATGTCGATATTACGGAAGCACAACAAAGACAACCTGTAGAAGTAACACCTGATGAAGAAGGTGGTGCTACAGTTAACTTTGATCCAAGTGCCGTGAACCAGGCACAGTCAAACACGCACTTTGATAATCTAGCAGATATTTTACCAGAAACAGTTATTGACCCAGTTGGCATGCAACTAAAACAAAATTACATGGACTATAAAATGTCCAGAAAAGATTGGGAAAATTCTTACATTAAAGGATTAGATCTTTTAGGATTTAAATACGACAATAGAAACGAACCTTTCCAAGGAGCTAGTGGTGCTACTCACCCAGTACTCGCTGAAGCAGTTACACAATTTCAAGCATTAGCTTATAAAGAATTACTCCCCGCAGATGGTCCAGTTAGAACTCAAATTTTAGGATTATCAAATCCAGCTAAAGAAGCTCAATCACAAAGAGTTAAAGATTTTATGAATTATCAACTCATGGATCAAATGAAAGAATATGAACCAGAGTTTGATCAAATGTTATTCCATCTACCCCTAAGCGGTTCTACTTTTAAGAAAGTTTATTATGATGATCTTTTAGGCAGAGCCGTTTCAAAATTTATACCTGCAGATGATCTAGTCGTTCCGTATACAGCTACCTCATTAGATGATGCGGAAGCAGTGATTCACGTCGTAAAGATTTCAGAAAATGATTTACGTAAACAGCAGGTCAATGGCTTTTACACTGACATTGAACTATCAAAACCAATGTCAGCCGTAAATGCAGATCAAATAGATGATAAAAAAAGAGAATTAGAAGGAACCACTAAAACAACTAGAGTTGAAAGTGTATATACATTATTAGAATGTCACGTTAATTTAGATTTAGAAGGTTTCGAAGATGTTGGCCAAGATGGACAGCCAACTGGAATAAAATTACCTTACGTCGTTACAATCGAGGAAGGTAGTCAAAAAGTTTTGTCGATAAGACGAAACTATGCGCCCAATGATCCACTAAGAAATAAAATCCAATATTTCGTCCACTTCAAATTTCTGCCAGGACTAGGATTTTATGGCTTTGGACTCATTCATATGATTGGCGGATTGAGTAGAACGGCAACGTCTGCTCTCCGTCAATTATTAGACGCAGGTACGTTATCAAACTTACCAGCAGGATTTAAACAACGAGGTGTTAGAGTCAAAGATGACGCTTCACCTATACAACCTGGAGAATTTAAAGATGTTGACACACCAGGTGGTAATCTAAAAGACTCATTTGTATTTTTACCATACAAAGAACCCTCAGCTACATTATTGCAGTTGATGGGAATTGTAGTAACAGCAGGACAGAGATTCGCGTCCATTGCTGACATGCAGGTCGGGGACGGGAACCAAGGCGCAGCCGTTGGTACGACCGTAGCTCTTTTGGAACGTGGTTCAAGAGTGATGTCAGCAATCCATAAAAGAGT